TTGTACATTTTGCTCTACCTGTATGCGTGCGAAATAGCACGTCAATATCAGATCACATGTGCAAATGTAGGTCAAGAATGCCCTCAATCGTCTTCGTCTTCGTCTTCGTCTTCGTCTTCGTCTTCGTCTTCGTCCTCGTCCTCGGCATCTGGATCGACGCCTGCGGCGATGAGTCTTGCCCTGTGCGCCTCCGCCTCAAGGCGCCTGCGTGCTTCGGCGGCGGCGTCTTCGCGCAGTCGTTCGGGACTATTGGCCTCCGCCAGCAGGCGGCGTTCTTCTTCGTCGAACAGCGAGAAAATATCGGGCATAAAACCCCCGTGTCGAAAATACATGACTGAACAAACGATATTAAACAACGCCTGGTGGCAATGCGTCAACACTTCCAACAACACCATGCCACATGAATAAAAGCCCGGCACAAGGCCGGGCTACAGGCGCATGACAGCAGAATGTCAGGCCACAAGCTGCAGCAGATCGCCGGTCCGCGTCTCGAAATCGACGCGCTCGGCCGTCCATTGAAGTGGATGCAGGGTCAAATACTTTCGCGCACTATGCACCACTTCTGCTCACAGGCGTCGATCTGCTTCAGCACATGCACGACGACGCCCTGCGCATGGGCGAGGCTGTCGCTCTGGTCAAGCACGAGCTGAAGGGCGCGCTTGATCTGGTCCAGAAGGACTTCGGATTGTGCTGGTGTCATCGTCTTTTGCTCCAAAGTGACTGGAAAGCGAGCACGGCCGCGAACTTGAGGGCCTGCCAGACCGTCACGGCGGGCCTGCGGCTTTGGGCCAGTGCCGCATTGATCGCGGCGCGCTCGGCCTCATGCCGAGCAATCATCGAGCGGATCTTATCCGCCGTCATGACGTTATCGGGGTTAATGTCGTCCATGTGATATCCCTGTATTGCATTGCGCTCACGTCGAGCACGACAAAAGTATCAGACCTGCACGTCACCCGTCAATACGCCTCTGAGAATCTCCCACTGAACCTCCGCCCAATTCCATCTGCGAATCGGAGTGACATCTATGCCGCCCTCGTGCAGGCGTATCGCCTGCTCGCCAGCATATAATAGAAGCTCACATTCGTGTACGCGCTTACCAGTAGGGGCATGCAGCACCAGAATATAGCTGGGGCACCCGTGGTCGGCGTGACGCGCATGGAAGGCAATCTGGTGCGGTGACAGGCGCACCTTCCTGCCGCGCTTGACCACTTTCAGTTCTACCAGCACGAATCCACGATTTTTGACTGCGATCAGGACGTCTGGCGTACCCAGCCCCAGCCTATTTTCGACCCGGGTAAAAAGGCAGTTTGACATGCTCGCCGTTAGACGAGCGTACAGGGCGGCCTCTGGTTTTGCTGACATCAGTGGAGCCCTCCGGCTCTACAACGGCGCTAAGGGCGCCTGTGGGCTCCACAAGCGCCTCGGCGCTGGTTTCATCTGGCTCGATGATCTCAGCGTCCTCTGCCTCATCGACAGAGCCCCTGTCGTCATCTGTGATGCTATTCACCACCTGTGCAGGCGTGACGTCAATCACCGGCGTCGATGCGCCGTACACGCGCTTGATCTCGTCCAGCTTGCGCATGACCTCTTCTTTCGACATGGAGTCGATGGTGCCGTGCCGGATCTCTTTCCGGTCGATGTATATCGACCCCAGTGCCTGCCCGCGCCGGTACTCCGCCTGCACGGCCGCGCCGTAGGCGCCCGCCTGCAGCGCCTGATCGCGGATCACTTGCAGGTCGTGCATGTGACGTTCGTAGGTCGTGCCGTATTTCTCCGCCATCTCCGCCCGGGCGCTCTGTACCGCGGCGACAATGTGCGGCGAGATCCGCGGGTCAAGCATGCGCTCGACCGCGTGCTTGGCTTTGTGCGGCGGCACCCCGGCGCGGATAGCGGCCTCCCGCGCCGAGACGCTGCCGACGGCGCTCACCAGCTCCTGCACGAAGGTCCACTCCAGCGTGGACAGGGGCTTGGTTTTTTTGGCGACGTCAGGGACTGGGCTTCGGAGTTTTTTCTCCGAGGCCGTAGAGAGTTTTCGAGGCGGCATGCGCGCCGAAAATTCGTCGTCCTTCTGGGTCATCAGGCGTTGCGCCAGACCCGCCAGCCGCCGTCCACGCGCAGGACGCTGAATCGGCCGCCTACGCGCTTCTGGAACGCCGATACGGCCCCGCGGATCGCGGTCACCGTCTTGACGTCCGCAGGTTCTGCAGGGACCAGAAAGCTGTCGCCGATGGCCATCTGCTGGAAGGGATAGCGTGAACGCATGCCCGGCTTTTGAACGTCTTTTTCGATCTGGTACATAGTGTGGCTCGCTCTTGAAGGTTGGGCTGGCAAGGCCGAGGTGTGATGCCTGATGCGCATTCTATCCCACCCACTGCTCAAAACACGAGCATGTGCAGGGATGACCGTGCCAGCCCGTCCAAAGGGGCCGTTTTAGTAGTGCTTTTTGACTGAAAAATAAAAATCATTTTCAAAAAATCGTTCGTGCGCACACCCCGTGATTTTACACCTCTTACGAGGTGTAATCTGGTGTGTAGCCCTAAGTCCTTGATTCCATTACACTATTACACCATTACACCAATTACGCCAAATCCCACAAAAAAAAAAAAAAATTTCACTCGTTGGGAAAAGGGCTACATAAAACGCCCTTTTAGTGTGTTTTGACAGCCGACCTGTCAAAATGAGGCGTTTCTGTCCGGGTAAAATCAAAAATCCCCGTTCCGCGGTCCGCGGCCCCTGCCGCCCCATCTGCAGCGTAAAAGTGTATCAAAATGTATCAAATGAATCAAAGTTTATCAATTTGTTACGAATTAAGTTACACATTTTTACACAATGTTACACATTTTTTTTAAAAAATGTTGATGACTTAGTTAGAAGTTGATATAATATCATTAATGGTCAAGACCGCTTGAGCCAGACACAAAACAAATTTTAGACCGAGCCCTAAAAGGAGCACTTTGATGAAGCGCATTAAAAATCAGATCCAAGTCGGCGACCTTGTCACAGTTAATGACCTCCCAGACGGGACTGTGTTTGAGGTGGTTGAGATCAACAAGCCGTGGTGCCTGCTGATCGACTCCGCACGAAAAGGGATGAAGCAACGGCCACAAGAATTCTTCGCCGAACTGCTCACGATCAAAACCGCTGATTGACACAACACGCCGCACGCCGGGCCTCGCGCCCGGCTAGCCGGAGAACGACATATACGTTACGACCTATCCCGCCCCCTCTCCGCCTGCAGTTCCTTCGACAGGATCTCAAGCAAATAGTTCTGAACTTCTATCCGTCTACGAAGTCCGTTGACGTATTCCTGAAGTTCCACGCTGTCGATCTTGAGCGGTGGATCGTCTGTCGTGAAGTGTGCTGGGATCATAGCCCCTCCGTTTCAGCGTGCTGGATATGAGCGCGCATTTTGACTGTGAGTTCGTCGAGCTTTTGCAGGGAGAGTTCGATACGGCGCAGAGAGACCCTGCTGCTCCGTTGTCCGTGGCCCGTGGTCAGGTCTTGTTTGCACATTGAGTTTGTCTCGCTGAACAGGTCGAAGACGGCCATCCTGATCTGTTCTCTGGGATCGGTGCTCATACTTCCTCCTGTCACCACTTGATCGACGACAGGCGTTTTGCGAGCGGATCCACCTTGTCCTCTGTGTAGCGCGGCGGTGGCGCTACGGGTGCTTTGCGATTGAGGCCGCGTGTGAACAGGCCGTGCTCATTGACCCACACGCAGATGGTGGAGCGTGCGACGCCGATGATCTGGGCGACCTCTTCCTGCGTGTGCTTTTGCAGCAGGCGTTGCAGGGCTTCTGGGCCCGGGAACTTTTTGTTCAGGGGCGACTCGGCGCGGACGTGCGGGGCGTTGGGTCTACGGACGCGTGCGAGGCCGGCGCGCGTGACCCAGTTTTTTACTGTGTTCATGCTGACCTTGTAGAAGGCCGCCACCTCTTTATACGAGTGCTGCTGGAGCGCGGCGGAGAGTTCTTCGTCGGGCGGGCGGCGTTTGTAGAGGGGGTGGGTTTCGGGGATCATGCGCCCTCCTTCTTGCGTGGGTCATCGCCGCTGGCCATGCGGGTGTACCAGACGGCCTTGAGCAGGTCTTGGGTTGGGGAAGCGTTTTTCAGCTCCGCGCGCCACAGATATTTGAGGGCGTTCCCGCGGCAGAATGCCGCGAAGCCTTGCGGCCCGAGGGCCGCGCGGATTGCGTCGATACACTCTATGTCGCCGGCCGAGTAGTGCGGGGGGCTATCTACCATCCTGTCCATGTGTTCCTCTATCCCGTAAAAACTGAAGGTCACGACTACAGTTCCTCAAGGGCGCATTGCGCCATGAATTGTCGCGGCCGCGCCCCTGAGGGGCGCATTGCGCCATGAATTGTCGCGGGCCGAGGTGCGGGGTTCCTCTATCCCGTAAAAATTGACGGTCACGACTAGTCCTTGTTGATGTCGAGGAACCAGAGCGGCAGGGTGCCGCTCTGGTCCTTTACGAACACGCCGTCGGAGCGAAGGGTGCCGGTACGATCTTTTATCTGGTCGTAGGCGTGCTGGAGGCAATCGAGCGGGTCGAAGCCGGCCAGCGTAGCGCCGATAATCAGCGTGACCATTACATCTCCGTACGCGTCCTTCATCTCGCCCCTAAAATTTCGGTTCGTGGCTGAGAGCAGCTCTGTCACTTCTTCGAGGGACTTGATGGCCTGCGCCAGTGGTGAGCTGTTCGGGATAATCTTACGCTCGCAGGCCCAGCGCACTATTTTCTCTTGTAGGTCGTCGTAGGTGGTGCCTCTGTTCACCGTATCTCCTGCAGTTTCGCTGACCAGTTGTGCGGTCATTGTAAGGTCTCGGAGCGCGGACAGCGCCTCCTTGAGCATATGCTCAGGGACATAGCGCTCATCTCCGACCCAGAGGCCGACGTCGTCAGTGGTCATGCTCCCCCCTTGCGCGGATCGCCTCCGCGCAGCGCTTGGCTTCCATGTCTTCTCGGTTGTTATCGCCCATGATGTCGTCGCGGGTCATGATTCACCCCTTGCCCGAAGTTGCTTTTCTGCGCGCAGTGCCGTCAGTTCGCCAAGCTGCGTATACAGCAGATCTTGTAGCCGCTCAATCTCCTTGCCCTTCTCAACGGCAACGAGGGCGGCAAAGCGTTCG